TTCTTGGATAGAGGTCGTACCTCATCTGAGTTAACGATACCTTATATCATGCCTCCCGATGGGCATAACTACGCTACTAAGTACTACACACCATATCAAGGAGTAGGAGCTAGAGGAGTAAACAACCTAGCATCTAAGTTATTGTTAGCCTTGTTACCACCTAACGCTCCGTTCTTCCGTCTTGTTATAGACAGGTATGAATTAGATAAAGCAAAGCAGGAGTTAGGACCAGAGGGAGGAGAGCAATTACGATCTGACTTAGAGAAAGCATTAGCAGATGTAGAACGAAGTGTATCTCAAGAAGTAGAAGTTGAAGCATTTAGAGTGGGAGTGTTTGAAGCGTTGAAGAATCTATTGGTCACAGGTAATACTTTATTGTACCTACCTGATGACGGAGGGATGAGAGTGTTTCGATTAGATCGTTACTGTGTGAAGAGAGACCCAATGGGTAACGTAACACACATAGCTATCAAAGAGACTGTTGCTCCGATGATGCTTCCTGAGTCTGTAAGAGAAGAGGTGTATCGTCAAGAGAAAGAGAATAGTTGTGACCTATATACCTCTGTTGTTAGAGAAGGAAATGAATTTGTAGTACAACAAGATGTAAAGGGTATAGTCATTGAAGAGTCCAAGGGTAGGTATCCTATCGAGAAGACTCCCTTCCTACCTCTTCGTTATACAAGGATAGACGGTGAAGACTACGGACGAGGATTTGTAGAGGAGTACATTGGTGATCTTAAATCTTTAGAGTCGTTAACAAAAGCGATAGTCGAAGGTAGTGCAGCAGCAGCTAAGGTATTGTTCATGGTTAATCCTAACGGTACAACCAGGGCTAAGACTTTATCTGAATCTCCTAACGGTGCAATTGTACAAGGTAGTGATGGAGATGTATCTGTCTTACAGCTTAACAAGTTCAATGACTTCCGTACTGCACAAGGAGTAATGAATGGAATCAGTGACAGATTGTCTCAAGCCTTCTTACTTAACAGTGGTGTAGTCAGAGATGCAGAACGAGTAACAGCAGAGGAGATACGAATGTTATCTCAGGAGTTGGAAGCTGCACTTGGTGGTCTTTATTCCTTACTGTCACAAGAGTTTCAAATGCCTGTCGTTACTAGGTTAATGGCAAGGATGAGTAAAGAAGGAAGACTTCCTAAGCTACCTAAAGACATTGTTAAACCTACTATTGTTACTGGTGTTGAAGCACTAGGACGAGGTAATGATTTACAGAAGCTTGATCTATTCCTTGCAGGGGCTAATCAAATCGTTGGTCCTCAAGCAGTTGCACAATATGTTAATGTATCTGATTACTTCAAGAGAAGAGCTACAGCGTTAGGTATTGAGACTGAAGGACTAATTAAATCAGACGAAGAAATTCAACAAGCTATGCAGCAAGCCCAACAACAAGAGATGATGATGAAGTTGGGTGGACCTGCTGTAGCACCTGCTATCAATGCTGCACAAGAGCAGTACATGGCTAGTCAACAACAACAACCACAAGAAGAGTAGAGAGATATGGCAGAATTACACCGAGTAGAGATAAATGAGAAAGCACCACAGGAGATTGACCCTGAGTCAGAAGAAGCTGTTGAGGCAGTACCTGAAGAACAAACAGACAGACCTGAATGGTTACCTGAAAAGTTTAAGAACGCTGAAGACATGGCTAATGCCTATAGTGAACTTGAGAAGAAGATGGGAGCAGGGGCTAACGAACAGGAACAAGAAGAAGTACAACAAGAAGAAGAGCAATCAACAGATGAACAAGATGACACTCAAAAGGAAGGTAATGATCTTAGTAAACTGCTTAATGAAGCTAATGATGTATTTCAGAAAAACAATAACGAGTTACCTGAAGAATCTTACGAGAAACTTATTGAAGCTGGTATCCCTAAAAACTTAATTGACCAATACATAGCAGGAGGTTTCGCACTTGAACAACAAAAAGAAACGAATGCTCAACAAGAAGAAAGCAATATCAAAGCAGCTGCTGAAGGTAACTGGGATCAAATGGCAGAGTGGGCAGCTAATAACTTATCTCCTGAAGAGGTAAATACTTTCGATGATATCGTACAGAACGGTACAGTTGACCAAGCAAGACTAGCTACTAAAGGATTATATGCACAATACAAAGCAGAGAATGGAGTTACTCCTAAACTGGTACAAGGTGCTGTAAGTGGTTCATCATCAATGCCTTTTAAATCTAACCAAGAACTTGCAAGAGCAATGTCTGATCCTCGATACAAGAGTGGTGATAAAAGTTATCACGAAGAGATTGACAGACGCATTGCAGCAAGTCAGAATTACCTCTAATTTTATTTGGTTGGTTCATATATGAAGCCTTGGACTCCATCTTTTTTCTTGCCAGTGTTGGTTCTGGTTCTTTTGGGTGGATGTTCCAAGGCTTCTTTTTATCCGTTAATAGGTAGTGTAGGTGGAGCAACTGTTGGTAGTCTTGGTGGTCCTGGTCCTGCTGCTGGTGGTGCTGCCCTTGGATGGGGACTAGGAGAGGGTGCTAAGTTAATGGAGGAGAACAAAGGATTAGCTAACAAAGTTAAAGCTATATCCGAAGGAGATGTACAGGAACTTGTACAACAACAATTAGATGAGAAGATGGACGATGGATTCTTTGATTCTATGTTAGATGAAGTATATGGTTTCTTGAAACTATGCCTAATGGGTGTAATACTTTGGAACATCATACCGATAATCTATACTAGATATGTACAGAAAAAATCTAACAATAATGATAAATCAATTAAAAAGACTAAGAAGAATTTATAACAACTTGAACAAGAAGGAGAAAGCTATTGTCTTGACTGTTCTATGTTTAAGTGGAATTATAATACTTAACTTACTTTAACAGACAATTAGTAGCACTAATGTCAAGACCCACTGCGGTGGACAATCTCGATCAAAGGTTCAAACGAAAGTCGCAAAACAAATACATAAACATTAATAACAAAATACATAAGGAGATAATATATCATGGCTAATGGAGATACATCCCCCTCACGTGTAGGACAAGTTAATAGTGCTGGTGACGTAGATGCTTTGTTTCTTAAAAAGTTCAGCGGAGAAATCTTGCAGACCTTTGAGGAGTCAAACATTTTCAAACCACTACATACTGTTCGCACAATCGAAAACGGTAAATCAGCTCAGTTCCCAGTAACTGGCGTAGCTTCCGCTGACTACCACACACCTGGCGAAAACATCGCTGACGGTGGAAACTCATACTTGAGCGACATCAAGAAAGCAGAGAAAGTAATCACCATCGATAAGATGTTACTTGCTTCTACCTTCTTGGCTAACATCGACGATGTAAAGAATCACTACGACATCCGCAGCGTTTACGCTAACGAATTGGGTAAGGCTCTTGCTAAACGTTTCGATGAAGCTATTGCTAAAGTATTCATCGCTTCTGCTCGTTCAGCTGCTGCTGTTACTGGTGGTAAAGTCGGAGGAATCCTCGACGTTTCTGCTAACGCAATGGGAGACGGAGCTGACTCAACTGATGATGCTGACAACACTGATCCAACAGGAGCAGAACTTGTTGCTGCTTTATTCACTGCTGCTCAGAAGCTAGACGAAAACGACGTACCTAGTGACGGACGTTTCTGCGTACTTCGTCCTCAAGAGTATTACAAGTTAATCACTGGCGGTGCTGGTGCGTTGGCTATCTCTACTTCGGCTGTCAATAAAGACGTTGGAGGAGTAGGAAGTATTGCTTCAGGATCGATTCCTCAAGTTGCAGGTATCACGATCTACAAAAGTAATCACATCCCTTCGACTGATTTATCAGCTGTTACTAGTGGAGACGGTGCTTCTAACAATGATGTCTTCGGTGCAAACGGAGCAGGTTACAATGGTAACTTCGTAAACACTTTAGGTGTTGTTGCTCACTCTGCTGCTGTAGGAACAGTTAAGCTTCTTGATCTTGCTACTGAAAGCGAATATCAAATTGAGCGTCAAGGAACACTTTTTGTTGCTAAGTATGCTATGGGTCACGGAGTTCTCCGTCCTGAGTGTGCTATCGAATTACAGAAATAGTTCTCTCTTCGGTGTTGGGTGGTCTGTGATTCGTTCCGCACCCTCCACCGATATTTTTATTTATAAAGAAAAGCGATGGCACTGACTACTAAACTAGAAGCGGTAAACATAATGATCTCTGTAATAGGAGAGTCACCTGTTAATACTTTAAGTGGAACTAGTGTTCCTGTAACCGTTACACAGGCAGTCCATGCGTTAGAAGAAACCAGCAAAGCCCTCCAATCAGAAGGATGGCATTTCAACACAGAGTATGATTACCCACTTGTTCCTGATTCTGTTACAAGTAGGATTACTCTTCCTGTTAACACTTTAAAGGTAGACTTAGACCCTGAGA